CTTGTTAGAATGTCTGCAACACCCACATCTGATGTAGACTTTACATACACAGTATCATCTTATGATTTTGCTCCAAATACTCCAACACATACTGCAACATTTGCCTTTTATCCAATGTATCAAAATGTTATAGCAAATCCTTTGCCATGGGCACAGGTTACTAATGGTAGATTAAAAATAAACAAACCTATCACTGCAATACCAGATGGAACGCAAGTTACTATAAGTGGTGCATTGAATTTTCCAAGTCAATATCCAAATAATCCATATTATTTAAAAAACATCACAGCACTTGAAACAGCATCTTATTTTGTATTTGATGTTTACAAAAATGTTAATCTAACAAACATATATGGTCCAAGTGATTATGCTCCTCCAGAACATTTAGCTACAAACTTGGGTGTAGAAGGAAGTGGTGTTAATGGTGCAAGCAACACTCATCAAACACAATTAATATTTAGGACTGACTTACAAGAGCCAACATTAGTAATGAAATCAAATACAAATAACCCAGACTGGGGTATTAGTGTTGGTGATACAATTAATTCAAACTATAGTGGTGGTTATCAAGTTTATGGCTATAGTGCAACTCCCAAAATATTCAATGATAGAACAGGCAATTTTCCAGCTCCTTCATTGGATCAAACAGCACTTTTAAATGATCCAAGTATAGGAGCTGGCATTGGCCCTGCTATTTGGATACATATCACGGACAGTGGAATTATTAATTCCACCAATGGTAACCAGATAAATTGGGGTGGAGATTCTAAAACACCTGCAGGTATTTGGGACATAGTAGATACAAACATTACTAGCGGCAATTGGAGATTATTTAGGGGTGGGTATTGGAATTATGCGGCACAGGCTTATCCATTGCCAAGTCTACTTGATATAGCATTTGAGCCAGTTCCTTTTCATACTCCTATATACGGACAGATTGCTGACATAAAAGTAAGTGCAAGTATATTAAGTGATTCACAACAAAGAGGCATCAATTTCCCAACACAGTTTCCTGCAGTAAACAATAATAATGAGTATAGAATACAATCAGGACTTTGGAATACTTTTGCTTTAAATTCAGGCAATTATACTGCTGGATTTGGAACAGTTTACTTAGGACCAACTACAACTGGAAATCATCCAAAATATTATAAAGCCTACAGTGACTTTGCAAGAACTATTCCATTAATAAATCCTGTTACAGGGGATTTTAGCCCCTCTCAAAGACAAGCTACAGGACCAGACAATTATGTTGATCCAAATGGTGATATCTATCCAACTAATGTAGATGTAACTGCTACTAATGTAGTTTGGGATATTGGAAGTATAACTTGGTATGATGGACAAAGCGGTGAGTTATCAATAGCCAAGCCCAATTCAAACTTGACTCAAACTGTTTATATAAAGAATATCAGCAGCACTGAAGTTGAATTTTACTTTGATTCAGCTCTTACAACCGCATACACAAGTGCAAACTTTATAACTGATTGGGCAACATATGGAGAAGATGCAGGTTCAACTGGAGTAATGAATTTTAGAACTAAAGAACCAGTTAGTCAATACAGTCCAGTTCATCCATCTCCAGGCAATTACAGCTACGGATACACATCAGCTACTATGGGAACAATGAATACTACACGTTTAACAAATAGCACAGATGTATTTGACATGTATACTTACTCTCCAGAAAATGGAACAGCCACTGGTGCAGAAAGTGTTATTTCATCAACCTCAACTGGAGTAGATCCTTTTAGCTTTGAGGCTAACATAGACATTATTTTGCCAATAGTTGACAGCACAACTGGACAAATTGGTCCAGCAACTGGTGTTGGAACAAACCCATATGAAATTGATACAGTAGAATTAATATTACCCGGTAATGAAACTTTCACTTACCAAACAGGTGCATCAACTACATCACCTGGTGCTAAAGTAAACACAAGTAAATATTGGGATGCAGGATCAACTGTTCCTAGTTATTATACAAATGGGGCAACATCAGCAACATTTAATACTACAGTTGATACTAATGGATATTTACAAAGCGTAACATTAGTAGAAGAACCAGATGCAGAAGGTAGATATCCAACTGGAGAAGATATTACATTGTTTATTGAAGCATTGCCAGATACATACACAGCTCCAGTATTAACACCTGCTCAACAGGCAGACGTTTATGATACACATGATGAATGGACCACTGATGGATACAATGCATTAAAGCAATGGCCAGATAATATTACACCAGCTAGTGCAAGTATAGTATATAATTCACCTACTACGGCAAACATATCACAAAGTGGTGTCAAATATACACGCAGTTCAGCACATACAAAATGGATATTAGAAGTAGAGTATCCACCAATGAAAGCAGAAGACTTCCAAAAGTTCCACGCAATTGCACAAGCGGCTCACGGACAAAGCACACCATTCTTCTTTAATTTAAGAAACAAAGATAGTGTTAGCTTACTATGGGCTGATATGATGGAATCAGGCAGTAGTTTTTCAGGTAGTGCAATTAATACATCAACTGAAGGTAGTGCAACATTATTCTTAGAAGGACTTACTGCCAGTGATGCAACTGCATTCCGTGAAGGTGAAGTGTTTATTAGTAGTGAAAATGAAAATGGTTCTTTACATACAGCAATTGGAGCAGCGGCTTCAAACGCATTTGGTGAAGCTAAAGTTAGAATGCCGTGGCCATTAAGAGCTCCAGTAACACAATCAGATTTGGTATACAAAAACCCTTCTAGTTGTATTGTAACACTAAATTCAGATAATTTTGAATACAGCGTAGACGTAAACAATTACTATACTGTAAGTGTAGCATTTGATTTAGATAATTGGAAATAAAAAATGGCAACACTAGAGCAGATAGTAGCAAAAGAAACTATACAATATTTTGATTGCGTAGCAATAAACATTGATGCTACGCATAATTATTATATGACACAAGCACCATATAATCTTACATTAGCAGATACTAATGTTTACAAAGCAGCAGGTGGATTACTTAGTATAAGTGACTTCAATGACAATGCAAACTTTAGTATTGACAAGATTAATATAGTTGTTGCTGGTATTGTTCCATTAGATCCAAGTGAACCAAGTGCAATGATTCAAGCACAAAGTATGGAATACATTGATAAACCAGTTACAATCTTCAGAGCATTTATGGAAGATTATGCTGTTGCACATCAAATTATGTTGTTCAAAGGATACATTGATGTGTTAGGTATAACCCAAGATTCACAAGGTGAACAAACATTAGTAAGCATTGATATCAGTAGCCACTGGACAGACTTTGATAGAGTAGCAACACGTTATACAAACAACACAAGTCAACAGGAATATTTTCCCACTGATGTAGGTCTTGAATACGCAGTTGAAATTCAAAAAGAAGTCACGTGGCGTGAACCAGAAGCACCTTAATGGATAATGCTACTCTGATAAAAGTAGGACTGTGGTTGGCTGAAAAGCAAAACCAAGCCTATGAGCGTGGTAAGAATGATTGTTGCACACTGTTTATGGAATACCATGATCATATGCATGGAACAAAAACATTGAAATCAATTTACAATAAATACACTAATAAAACAGGCGCTATCAGAACTGCCCGTAGATTCAATATTACAGGTGAATGGTTACCAAAGCATGGTTATAAACGTGTAGGTAATCCAGTAACAGGTGATATAGTTATAATAGAAACAGGATTGTATCCAAGTGGATATATTGTTTGTATGAATACAGCATGGACTAATGTAGACGGAACCAAAAGAATGCAAAGATTTGCATTGCAAGAACCAGATCAGCCTTACAGCATATGGAGACATAAAACCCATGGGTAAACAAGCAATAGGTAAATTATTAAAGACAGCAGTGCAGGGTGCGTTCTCACACAGCCAGCAACGTAAAGCTGAAAAGGCACAGGCAAAGCAAGGAGTTGCAAGTGTCCGTGCTAACGTTATGGTTAACAAACAATCAAACAATGATCCAATTTATCCAATGTATGGACAACAACGCATGGGTGGAACAAGAGTATTTGTTGAAGCCAGTGATGGTATAGGTGCAGTTCAAGGTATTAATGCAGAAGGTGAAGCAACAAACACAGAATATCTAAACATGGCTATTGCTATGGCTGAAGGTAATATTGGTGATATAACACAACTATGGTTCAATGATACAATTGTTTGGCAAGGATCTATTACAGATGGTAATAAAGCAACAGTTCTGTCCAGTGGTGGATATCAATTAACAGGTTTTGAGACTGGAACAAAATACTCAGGTGCAAATATGTATATTGCATGGTATCCTGGAATATCAGGTCAATTAACTGATGCAACGTTAAGTGCTAGTGTTGGCAGTGGTGTTTGGGGTAGCAATCACAGATTACAAGGTATAAGTTATTTGGCATTAAAACTTCAAGCAAGTGAAAAGTTTGGTGGACAGTTACCAACATTCAATGCAACACTTGTTGGTAAAGAAATTATAGACGTGAGTCAGTTAACAGCCGGTGACACAGCGCCTCTTCCAGCAGGCACTTATACAAACAGTGCAAATCAAAACCCTGCAGATGTAATGTATGATTATTTGATACATCCATTCTACGGAAAAGGCTTAGACAGATTACCAGATGGAACTTATGTTGCTGGAACAAATATTAACATAGCAAGTTTTCAACAAGCTAAAATAGATTGTGATGCAGCCCGCAATAATGCAGGATATCCAATAAATGGATTCTTACAAACAGAAAGACAAATCTTTGACAATATTGGTGAGATATTAGAAACATGCAACGGCATGTTATTATTTGTTAATGGTAAGTATGAATTCCGTATCCGTAAGAAAAATGAACAACTAGTTATTCCAAGCAGTGCAATCTTTACAAAAGAGAATATTATTGGTGAAGTTTCATTGGGGCTTCCAGCCAAAGCAGCTAAACTAAACAAATTTACAGGAAATTTTAATAATGCCGCTAAAAAATACAATGATGACTTGGTGTTATTTCAAAGTGATGCATATCAATTAGAAGACAATGGCAGTATATTAGAAGCACAAGAAGATTATACAATGATTACAGATGCAACATATGTTACAGACTTAATCACACAAATGACAGAGCAAAGTAGAGATTTATATCAACTAACTTTTACAGCGGCTCACACAGCATTATTATTAGCCAGTGGTGATGTAATTGAAGTAAGACTTTCTGACTTGGGTTGGGGAACTGGTGCTGGAGAAACACGTAAATACTTTAGAGTGCAAGAACTTAAATTAACTGAAGATAACACAGTTGAAATAATTGCTACAACCTACAACAGTGCATTGGAGTTATAAACATGAGTAGAATTACACTTAATCAAGGAACACAACATCAGTATACTCCAAGTGGATCAGACATACAAGGTGAAATCATCTTAGATAAATTACGTGACGTTACTGTAACAAACCCAATAGCAGGCCAAGTTCTTAAATATGTAGCACCCGTTTCCCCAGCTACCGCTGGTCAGTGGATTAACACTTCAACTGGTGCTGTTACAACCCTAGATAGTTTAAGTGATGTAACAATAACAGCCGTAACAAATGGACAAAGTTTGCAATACAACAGCACTACCAGTCAATGGGAAAATGCAGACATTGTAGCCAACTCAATAGACGGCGGAACATACTAACAACATGTAGTCAGTTTAGGCGTCTTAGACGCTCAACAAGGGCTATATATAGCGTCAAAATAACAAGGACATAGTAATGACTAGGAACCCCCTAAAATTCAATTTAAATCAAATTAAAGCCATCTTTAACAGAGCACTTCCGTTGGACCTTTATCAGCAGTTAATTCATTTTGTAACAGTAGAAAAAGTATTAGCACCAATGCCTGGTAGATATGTAATTCATAAATTTTATAAAAATGGAAATGTAGCAATTGCCACCAGTGAACCAGATATAAATGATTGGTTAGAACTACACGGCATGTCAAGCGTAGAAACCAAATACTTGGTAGACACAGAAGGTAAGAAAGTAGCACAAACTAAAACAAATGGATTTACCAAAGTTAAATTTGCTAGTATTGAAGGACAACACAGTCATCAAATACAAGATGAAATTATGCGTTGTTTAGATGCAGGTGAAACAATTACAAGTATTGCTAGACAGTTAGGTTGCACAACTGCAAACATATGTTATCACAGAAACAAATATAAAAAACGTATGGCTAAAGAATTAGAGGTTGACAACTAACGTTTTATAGTGTATAAATAGTATTGTAAGTTAAAAAAATAATTTTGTATCTCTTTACTCAAAGACTATGTTCATAAAAGCCTACAAATTTTTAACTTAAAGTTGTATACGGGTTATTTACGTTTTAATTCATAACGTAGCTCCAACAAGAATGAAACACTTCATGTGCCCGCAGTTAGCTGCCCTTACTGTATACAGCGTTTCAAATAAGTATCTGAAAGACCCTATACGTGTTTTCTCCTTAAATGATTTGCGTATAGGGTTTTTCTTTGACTTCAAAACCACTGAAAAAACTTGACAAAACACGGTTTTTGTGTTAAAGTAATAAATACAAGTATAGAAAAAGCGTATTTCTATATAAAATAAGGAGACTATTATGTATATTATTACACAAAATTTATATGACATTAAGTGTCATCACATATATAATCACAAATTAAGGAATTCACAATGGACTGGGCTTAACAAAGCTGGTAACGTTCAAGGTGGTGAATTAGACAAAAAACGTAACAATCTACCAGACAATGACTGGGCAACATTATATGTAGTTGTAGAAGAAAATAAACGCAA